CGAAGAGATTGCAAGTGTTGCACACGAACAAGCCAGTGCCATGCTCAAAGAACGTAGCAACTTACGCAAAGTACAAGAGGGCGGTATTGCTGACATCATTAACAAGTGGGAGGGTTGAAGTATGCCAAGACCTAAACCGCCAATGCCACTGATAGGACGCCAAGTGCGTATGTCAGATTTAGATTGGTTGATATTCCAAGACATGGGAGGTGCTGATTGGTTACGCAAACACTTGAAGGCCAAAGCAAGGTTACCTATAAAACATTACGAAGCACAACTGAAAGGAGAGAAGAATGACACCGGAAAAGAAAGTCAAAACTAAAGTGGTTGCCATACTCAAAGAGTTTGGGGCGTACTACTTCTACCCCGTCACCGGAGGTTACGGTGCATCGGGCGTACCCGACATAGTTGGGTGCTACAAGGGTAAGTTCTTTGCGATTGAATGCAAAGCAGGGAAGGGTAAGACAACTGCGCTTCAAGAGAAGAACATTGCTCAGATCATTGCACAGGGTGGCGCGGCTATCGTGGTCAATGAGGACAACATACCGGATGTTGATAAGTTAATGATTGAAATAGATATGGGAGAAAGATGATGAACATAGATGAGAACAGATTATTGATTGCATTGAAACGTCTTGCTGAGTCTGCGGATGGGTACATAGACGATGGCTCTTGGTGCGATGCGTTAGTACAAGACATTACAGATGCACATAAATTGATAGACCAAATACTTGAGGCAAGGAACTTTGAAAAATCAAAAGGAGAAACCAAATGAACACCGTGATGGAAGAGAAGATCAAGCAAGCATTTCAAGAGTGGAAACAAACTGAAGTAAAGGAACTTATCGTGGAAACAGACAGCAGAAACAAACAACTGTCCAACACGTTGTTGGATATGATTTCAAAGAACCCCGGGATAACGGGTAAAGCGTTACGTGCATACATTGCCAAGGAAATGCCAACCGTACCCGTAACGTATGTGCCTGCAATCCTCAAAGGTTTTTATGACAAGAACTTTGTGAATCGCATCGAGGTAGCCCCTGATGGTGAGAAGGGCAGGACAACATTTTCCTACACAGCAGTGCCAGTAGCAGTACGTGCGAACATGCCCAAGCGTGAGAAGGTCAAGGCATATACAAAGAAGAAGCCCAAGGCCAAAGCCAAGGTAGAGAAAGGTATTGATACGTTGATTCCTACAGAGCGCGTGGTCACGTCCCCACTGGCTGTTGGTGCAACAACTTTGCACATCACTATCTCTACATCACTCGGCGCTTACTCTATGCAGTTAGAAGAGGCCAAGTTTATTTACACACAACTCAATCAAATCTTTGGAGGTGTGCGATGAGCAAGGTTAAAGAAGCACTGCACAAGTTGGAAGAGGCGACTGGCCATGCACCCCGTATGTTTGGGGAAGTATTTGAAGACGGGCAATTTCGTGGTCACTACAAGATAGATGACGTGCCAAGACATGCCATGGTGATAGGTGACTATCTGCTGTGGCCACTGGATGGTGGTGAAGAAATTGGTATGGGGTATCGACCAACAGGTGAGATGGGTATCTTTAAGACGGCTGACTTTGAGCCGTACCTGAAGGCGTTCTTTGGTTTGAACTTTTAAGGAGAAAATTATGTTACATACAGGTGGCCCTGCATTTCCCGTTGGCGTTACAAACGGTATGAGTCTGCGTGATTACTTTGCGGCAAAGGCTATGCAGTCTTACATAAGTGACAAAGAGTTTGTGGATGCTTGCGTATTTATGGAAAAAGATGTCAAGGAAGAGATAGCCCGAGTTGCTTATGCACAAGCGGATGCAATGCTCATATACCGAGAACAAAAATGAATCTCATAACACTGGACTTTGAGACGTACTACACCACTAAGGACTTGGGGTTCAAAACCCAAACGACTGAAGAGTATGTACGTGACCCACGGTTCGAGGTGGTCGGGGTGGCGGTCAAGGTCAACGATGAGCCCACACAATGGTGCAGTGATTCGTTGGCTGAGATCGACCTTTGGTTACATCAATTCGATTGGGACAACAGCATGGTGGTTGCACACAATGCGATGTTCGACATGGCGATATTGAACTGGCACTTTGATATTAGACCAAAAGCTATTGCAGATACCTTGAGCATGGCACGTGCAATCAACGGCATCGAGGTGGGCAACAGTCTCAAGAAGTTGGCACTGCACTATCAACTAGGCGTGAAGGGTGAGGAAGTGTTACAGGCCGTTAACCTGCGGCGGCGTGACTTCTCAGAGCAACAGCTTGCAGAGTATGGGGCGTACTGTATCAATGACGTTGACCTGACTTACGACTTGTTCCTGACCCTGCTACCTATGTTTCAGAAGGTTGAGTTGAAGCTGATCGACCTGACGATCCGTATGTTCACAGAGCCACAGCTCCGCCTAGATGAGTCTCTCTTACAGCAACATCTTGTAGAAGTGAAGGAACGCAAGCGCAAGCTGCTGGATGAATGTGGTGCGAACATTGAAGACTTGATGTCCAACCAAAAGTTTGCCGAAGTCTTGCGTGGGTTAGGCGTTGAGCCGCCCATGAAGATCAGTCTGACTACGGGTAAGGAAGCGTTGGCATTGGCTAAGTCTGACGAGGGGTTCAAGGCTTTGGCCGAGCACCCTGATGAGCGCGTACAGACACTTGTTGCGGCACGATTGGGTAACAAGACTACGTTGGAAGAGACACGTACCGAGCGTCTCATCGGGATTGCGGGAAGGGGAAAGATACCTGTTCCCCTCTCCTACTACGCCGCACACACCGGACGGTGGGGTGGTTCAGACAAGATCAATTTCCAAAACTTTCCCTCACGTGGTGATAACGCAGGGAAGCTCAAGAAGGCCATCCTTGCACCCGAGGGTCACGTGATCATTGACTGCGATTCTGCGCAGATCGAGGCGCGGGTACTGGCATGGTTTGCAGGGCAAGATGATTTAGTGGAGGCATTTAGAAATGGCGAGGACGTATACAAAATCATGGCATCGGCTATCTACCGCAAAGCCGTTGAAGATGTCTTGGACACAAAGGAAAATCCTGAGAGATTTGTTGGCAAGACCACCATTCTTGGTGCGGGCTATGGAATGGGCGGTGAGAAGTTCCAAGCGCAACTCAAGACTTTCGGCGTGTCGATCAGTACAGCGGAGTCTTCAGGGATTATCTCTACCTACCGTGGAACCTATCCTAGTATCCCCGCCCTATGGAAGTCCGGTTCCACGGCGATTGATGCTATGAGCAAGGGGCGTACCGCTACGTGGGGCAACGGGTGTATCACCATCGGTGCAGAGGGAATTCTGATGCCCAACGGGTTGTATCAAAGATACCCAAATCTGCGAAAAGTACGAGACAAAGATGGAAAAGACCAGTACATTTATGATTCACGCAAAGGTGCGGTGAAGCTATACGGCGGCAAGTTAACAGAGAACATTTGTCAGGGCTTGGCACGTTGCATCATTGGCGAACAGCTAATCAAGATCAGCAGGAAGTATCGTGTGGTACTCACTGTTCATGATGCCGTAGCGTGTGTGGCACCAAAAGAAGAAGCACAGGAAGCTATGGCGTATGTGATGGAGTGCATGCGATTTGTACCGTCATGGGCAGAGGGCATTCCATTGAACTGCGAGGCAGGGATAGGAGAGAGTTATGGAGACTGTTGATAAGAGATATGGCAAGGTACTCAAAGGGCACACTGCACCCTATGGTGCTTTTGTGGGGGCAAGCGCGGAACTGAAGCAAGCGTATTACAACCACGGGTATTTGAGGGATGAAGATATGCCCGAGATACCATACCTACTCACTGATGACAGAGAGTACGTTGACCCCGAGGAAGAGTTGCACAAGAAAGAAATGGTTGATGTTGTTGAAGAGGTACTAAACACATTGACCCCACGAGCAAAAAAGGTGTTGTGTTTACGGTTTGGTATTGGCCTTACTCAAGACTACACACTAGAAGAAGTTGGTTGGAGGTTTGATGTAACACGTGAGCGTATCAGGCAGATAGAAGCCAAAGCACTACGTCACATGAAGCACCCACAACGTTCGGATGTACTTAGGCAGTTGATTGGGTACTACGTGTCAACCGCAGAGAAAAAAGCAGAAGAAGAATCTGCTAAAGCAAGATGGGCAAAGGAACGAGCAACAGCCGAAGAGCAGAGAGAAGCACGTGCACAAGCAAAGATAGCCCGTGACAATGCCATATTCAAGCAAAGGCGCGAAGTAGAAGAGAGAATGTACAAGGCTGATCGTGAGCTACGTAAGAAGTGGGATGAGCTAAAGCCAATGGTCTCTGACGTTGATTGGGTAGAGCATTTAAGAACCGCAGACCCCGATATGTATCAAGAGTTGAAGTATTTGGTTGGTGACATTTGGGGTACTAACGCAAAAATTGTTTGGGAAATGTACGCAGAAAAGGAGAAGAGAAAATGAGAGACGACGATGATGACATTCAAGAATACGTTCGCCCTTGGGTTGGGTTGACAGACAGAGAGATGATGGATGCCATAGACATGGACGATACACCGATGGAGATGGGGCGAAAGATTGAAGCAAAACTAAAGGAGAAAAACACATGAACGAAGAAGACTACCAAGCCGTACGTAAAGTGTTGCTTGACACACTGGAACAACTGAACAACACACGCAACGATGCCATAGAAGAAGTTGCCAAAGAGATTGAAAAGATGACTGTGTTTGGTAAAGACACGATTGACAGTTTTACTGTAGTTATTAGGGGGATGAAAAAATGATCAAGTACGACCACTACGATGATGCAATCATTGGCCCTGCGCTTATATGGCGCGACCAACAACGTGTTGGTGTGTTGGTGTATGACGCTGAAAAGATCAGAGAGATTCTGATGCGCGATGGTATGGATGCCGAGGAAGCCCGTGAGTTTATCGAGTTTAATATCGAAGGCGGTTACTTAGGTATTGATACCCCTGTACTGGTATGGCCTCAAGATGAATGGGATGGAGAAGAATGAACAAAGCACCCGCATGGAGTTACTCAAGCATCACGTTGTTTGATCAGTGCCCAAAGAAGTATTACCACATGCGTGTGGTGAAAGATATCAAAGAGCCTGAGAGTGAAGCGATGCTATACGGCACTGCGGTACACACCGCCGCCGAAGAGTACGTGCGGGATGGCACACCGATCCCCGAGCAATACAAGTACATGGAACCCATGCTTGAGAAGCTGATGAAGATTGACGGTGAAAAGATTTGTGAGTTGAAGATGGGCATCAAGAAGGTGGACGGTAAGTTCGCACCTTGTGGCTTCTTTGACAAAGATGTTTGGTATAGAGGCATAGCCGACCTACTGATCATCGACAGTAAAAAGAAAGAAGCCCGAGTCATTGACTACAAGACGGGCAAGAGCAGTCGCTACGCAGACCCAAAACAACTGGCACTGATGGCGGCATGTGTGTTTGTGCATTACCCTGAGATTGAGTTCGTTCGGGCAGGGTTATTGTTTGTAGTCTGCAAGGACTTTATACCCGTGGATTTTCCCATCCACAACAAGTTTGATATCTTTGCCAAGCTAGATGATGTACTTGTTTCACGTGAAACAGCGTATGAAACTGGGGTGTTCAACCCGAAGAAAAACTTCACTTGCAAAGCATGGTGTCCTGTATCAGAATGTAGCCATAACGGAAGGAATTGACATGCCCTACAAGAACCCCGCTGACCGTAACGTCAAGCGCGAATACGAATTAGAGAAGCAACGTGCGGGTGCACACGAAGCGCGAATGGAGCGACAACGTGCACGGCGTAAGCTAGACAAAGAAGGTAAAGATGCCAACGGTAATGGCAAGGCTGACATGCGTGAAGGCAAAGATGTTGCCCACACAAAAGCCCTGTCCAAAGGTGGCAGTAACAAGAACGGTGTGCGTATTGAAAGCGCATCGGCCAACAGATCATTCAAGCGCGGATCGAACCACAAGGTGGTGTCTGAGGTAAGTGCAAGAGAGCGCAAGAAAAAATAGGTTTCGGAATAGTCTGCGAGGTAAGGTACGAGTAGTAGCAGACGGGGGTTATGAGATTGACCCGTATAACCGTATCAGTCAACGATGTTTTAAAACTTTCGACAGTGAGTTGACCGTCTTGGACACGCAGACGTAAAAGCGAAGTGGGGTCGGGTGGAAGCCCCGAGCTTATAAAAAGAACCTGACACACACCGTGTTCAGGACGTTAGTCATTGGAGATCAGATGAGAAAAATTTCAGAGCGAGAGATGAGAGTGACGATTGGCATTATGCGTTCGATGGCAAATTGCAAGCCCATAAGCCCGTTTCACTTGCAAGCGTCAAAAGATATGGAGCGCATGCTAGAAGAATTATTAGAGTTGCGTAAGAAAATAAAGGAGAAGAAGAGTGCAGATCATTGACAACCGTGCGTTACTGCTGAAGGTACGCAATCCCGACAGAATCACTACGGTGATTCCAAAGAGCAAAGTTTTGTCAGATGATGGGGAGATAGCAGAAGTTTTAGTGAATTGGGATTTGGAAGAGTCCATCGTCTTGAAGAACCTCAAGATCAAAGATGTTCCCTCGCCCATCAACGCTTCATACAACTGGCCCGGGCTGTATAAACCTTTCGCACACCAAAAAGTTACAGCGTCTTTCTTGACGATGCACAGGCGCTCGTTCTGTTTCAACGAACAGGGTACGGGTAAGACTGGCTCAGTCATTTGGGCATCGGACTACCTACTATCAAAGCGCATCATCAAGCGGATACTGGTGATCTGCCCACTGTCTATCATGGAGTCGGCATGGCGTAATGACTTGTTTAAGTTTGCTATGCACCGCAAGGTGGACACTGCCTATGGCAAGCCCGAGAAGCGCAGGGAGATCATCGCAGGGGATGCTGAGTACGTCATCATCAACTATGACGGGGTAGAGATTGTTGCCACTGACATCATCAAGGGCGGCTTTGACCTCATCGTGATTGACGAGGCTAACGCCTATAAAAATCCCTCTACAAAACGTTGGAAGGTGTTAAACAATCTGCTGAAGCCACACACATGGCTGTGGATGCTGACGGGTACACCCGCATCACAGTCGCCACTGGATGCCTACGGCATCGCCAAGCTAGTAAACCCCGAGGGTATCCCACGCTTCTATGGTGGGTTCCGCGATCAGGTCATGCACAAGATCACGCAGTTCAAGTGGGTGCCCAAGTTAGAGTCAGAGCAAGTTGTTCATAAGGCACTACAACCCGCAATACGTTTTACCAAAGAGCAATGCTTGGACTTACCTGAGATGACTTACGTAACGCGAGACGTACCTCTTACTGCCCAACAGGAGAAATACTACGAGTTGCTACGTAAGCGTCTTATCGTACAAGCGGCTGGTGAGGAGATCACTACAGTCAACGCCGCTGCGAATTTAAACAAACTCCTACAATTATCTGGTGGTGCGGTGTATTCAGATACAGGAGAAGTAATCCACTTTGATGCAAGCAATAGACTTGCAGTGCTACGTGAGGTGATCGAAGAATCTAGCCACAAGGTGTTAGTGTTTGTGCCATACAGACATGCCATCGAAGTGGTTGCAGATGACCTACGTAAGCACGGGTACCCGACAGCCGTCATTCATGGCGGTGTGTCGGTGGGGAAACGATCAGAAATTTTTGACCGTTTCCAAACGAAAGATGACCTACAAGTACTGGTCATCCAACCACAAGCGGCCTCGCATGGGGTAACTCTGCATGCCGCCAACACCATCGTCTACTGGAGTCCAGTGATGTCAGTCGAGACCTACCTCCAAGCCAATGCGCGTGTTCACCGAGCGGGGCAAAAGAATCCCTCAGTGGTGGTGCACTTGCAAGGCAGTGGGGTAGAACGCCGGATGTACAAGATGCTAGAAAACAAGGTAGACATTCACAATCGCATGATCGACTTATACGGGGAAATACTTAGATGAAATATTCTTGACAATGTAAAGTTTATGTTATTATCCATACACAAAACAAAAAGGAGAGAGCTATGACCGAGACAATATCGGTTGATAAACTCGTCGCCGTCTACATCAAGATGCGCGACAAACGTGCCGAACTTTTACGTTCATACGAAGAAGCTGACAGCACGGTAAAGACACAGATGGAAGTTGTGGAGACCAAGCTATTGGACATCTGCAAGGAGATCGGTGTTGATCGTCTTGGTAGCACTCACGGTACGGTAATGCGTACGGTGAAGACACGCTACTGGACAAGTGACTGGGAATCAATGCACAAGTTCATCTTGGAAAAGAAGATGCCCGAACTGCTTGAACGCCGTATCAGTCAGACAACCATGAAACAACTGTTGGAAGAGAACCCCGAGCTTATGCCCATGGGTTTGAACACTGACAGCAAGTACAGCGTAACTATAAGGAGAACCACAAGTGGAACTTGAACAATCATTGACCGTGCCCGAAGTGGCAAAGATGTTGCGGATGTCACGTCAGACAATCTACAACATGGTCAAGTCGGGGGACATCCCCCATTTTAGAGTAGGCAACAAAGTGCGTTTCAATCGCGCAGACCTTGATGCCTTAATGCAAACCAAACCTGTAACAACTGGAGAAACCAAATGAGCGAAATGACACTTTTTTCTAAAGGCGGCAACACACTACCTGCCCACCTGAAGAACCTACAATTAGACGCGACCACAAAAGCCTTGATGGGTGGCAGTGGTAACGGCGGCGGTAAGCGTATCTCCATTCGCGGCAACGTGTTCCGCATGATGGTCGATGGCAAAGAGATTGCACAGAACGAAGACCGTGCAATGAACATTATTATTGCGGCGGCAAATGCCAACGTATCGAGAACATTCTATGCAGGAACTTATCAAGAAGGCCAAGCCATGGCACCAACATGTTGGTCAAACGATGGTGTCACACCCGACATCAAGTCTGAGCAACCACAAGCAAGCAAGTGCGCTTCATGCCAACAAAACATCAAAGGCTCCGGCCAAGGTGATTCCCGCGCATGCCGATTCAGTCAACGCCTTGCCGTCCTCTTGGAGAACGATATTCGTGGAGACATTTATCAACTGACTCTCCCTGCGCAGTCAATCTTTGGTGCGGCTGAGAATGGCAAGATGCCTTTGCAGTCATACGCAAAGTTCTTGGGCAGTCATGGTTTGCCAGTAACGGCAGTCGTCACTGAGATGCGTTTTGATACTGCAAGCGCAACACCACGCCTGACGTTCAAGGCAGTGCGTCCTTTGAACGAAGAAGAATTGGCAATGACTCAAGACAAGGGTCAGTCTACTGAGGCCAAACTTGCTATCGCCGCAACTGCCGCGCAGATGGATGGTGCTACTAAAGCGGAATTTACACGTCCCGCCGCAGTCGAAGCTCCCAAAGCGGAACCCAAGGTAGAGGCTGAAGCTGTTGAAACAGCAGAGCCAACTAAACGCGCTAAGAAAGCCGCACCAAAAGATGTGGCTGACATCTTGGACGATTGGGCTGAAGAGTAATTGAATCGGGGGGGAACGCTGTGCAAAGGCTTTTTGAGCTTGCAGACGAGCAGTTAGTACCCCCACCTCAAAGGAGAGCATCATGCAACAACAACTTTTTCCAAGTGAGCCAAACCCGATTCCCGGGCTGGCGCGTAACACTGACCCCGAGACGAGCCACGATGCCGCCGAGTCAATAGATACCACCGCACTAGAGCGTATTGTTTATGACGTTATCAAGCAGTTTCCAAATGGCTGTATTGGTGATGACGTTGTGAAGATGTTGCCACAGTTTGGGATTCAAACAATTAGCCCACGTTACGCACCACTGATCCGCAAGGGTTGGGTTGTTGATACAGGCGAAAAACGTCAAGCACGTTCAGGTCGTAGTCAGCGCGTAATGAAAGTGATTAAAAAAGAAGACTATGAACAACAGAGGCTATTCCCGTAAATTTGTTGATGCGAACAATAAGGCAGACCCATTTCATGTGGGTGTGCAACTTGGACGTATTTGCATACAACGTGACATTCCAGTACAGGATGTAGCCGAACACTTAGACGTATCACGTCAGGCCATTTACATGTGGTTCTTGGGGAAAGCACTGCCGCACCCGAGCAAACGCAAAGTATTATGGGAACTGCTTGACCGCCTAACGGCCAACGCCGTAACTTGATCCCGCGCCCATGGTCTATCGCCAGTAGACCGGAAGGCTTACCTGTCTGTAAAAGAGAAAACAATGACAACACGGAACCCCTTTCTCACATCTGTACTTGCCTCTGAAGGTTTGTACTGTGTGGTTGGATTGAAGAAGGGTGCGCCGAGGCAGACTTTTGTAGAAACGATTGATGAGATTGATGGAGTCGTAGATGGACTTATCTCGCAGGGGTTTGACGCATACTTTGGATGCGCTAAATATCTTTTGGAAGATGAAGGTCGCACAGCAAAGAACGCAAAATGGTTTAAGGCTTTTTGGCTTGACCTAGATTGCGGTGAAAACAAACCATACGACACG